AAGATGTATCAAAATATACTTACACTAAGGGTAGGGGTAGTTTTGATCCCGATGGGAATAGTATTGTTTGGGGTGTCAACGTTGACAAGGCTGGCAAATTTCAAACATTAACCCATGAATTCGGTCATTTTATTGATCATAATTTGTCATCAAACGTGAAACACTCATATTCTGATAAAATCGGGAATAAATCGAACACATTCTTTGATTTTGTTTTCAAAAAGGTTTTGTCAAGTTCGGATGAGTTTATGGGTGCCATGAGGAAAGACAAAGAACTGTTACAATCAATAGGTTTTGTGGAACTTGCAAAACGATTAAAGGATGATAATTTTAGTAGCGGTGTTCAAGATTTCATTGATGGTTCATTTGTTGGTGCAAGAAATAGAATTCGTTGGGGTCATGGTGAGAGTTATTATAATATTCTATATGATAGGTTAGAACTTAGCAGAAAAATGACCGGAACAGACCACGCAAAAGAGCTTTTAGCCATAACTGGGATGAAAACCAAAAAGGAATTGAAACAATATTCTAGAGATGTGATGACAGCTAGAGAATTGTGGGCGAATATAGCATCGGCGGAAACTTGCAATGATAAATCACTAGATTATATCAAGGAATATGCACCAAATTCGTATAAAGCCTTTAGGGAAATTATCAAAGGGGTGAAATAATATGAGTGAATTTGAAAAATTGAATCAAGATTATTTAGAGATGTTTGATGATTCTTTTCCAACATTTCCATTTATGGGGGAGAGTGAAGAAAACATTATCAAAATAATTAAGCGATGTTTGAACGAGGGTAAAGATGTGTATGATCTCGGAATCCTCAATTTAGACGTATTATATTAAATAATTAATTTAGGCAACGGGAACGCTCGAAAGAGCGTTCTTTTTGTATATAAAAATTCGTGTGGGAACACGTAAAATATCTATCCGCATTAACGTGACGTAACACGTAAAAATTGTAAAGTGAAAGGATTTAAAGCTATGACACTATCAGAGATTTTGAAATCGCTCGAACTGAGTGATGAACAGATTCAGACAATTGAATCAGAGATGAAAGCGAACAAGATATTCACCACGAGTGAAGAAAACCTTGATATTCGCTACAACAAACTAAAGGGTGATTATGATGGTAACGCTCAGAAGCTAAAGGAAGCTAACAAGCTTATCGAAGATTTAAAGAAGGATACCACAGATAACTCTGAATTACAGAGTAAAATCACCACGTTTGAATCAACAATCGAGGGATTACAGAAGGAACTCGAACAAACAAAAGTTGAATCGGCTATAAAAGTTGCCCTACTCGATGCGAAGGCTGGGGATATCGACTATCTCACGTACAAGCTGAAGGAAAAGGGAGAACTGAAACTTGATGAAAACGGTGAGGTTGCTGGATTATCCGATATGCTCGGAGAACTCAAAACACAGTACCCTAATCAGTTTGAATCAAGCACGAATCAGAAAACGGATGTTAAGAAACTACCCGATAATGATGGTGATAAAGGGGGTTCAATGACTAAAGAGGAATTCGATAAGCTGTCATATGCTAAGAGGTTAGAGCTATTTGAAAACAACAAAGAGTTGTATGACGAGATGACGAAGTAAAGGAAGGTAAATAATTATGGCAACAGGAACAACAAAGATTCAGAACCTAGTTAATCCACAGGTTATGGCTGATGCGGTAACCGCAAAGGTAAAACAGAAGATTGTAGCTACACCATTTGCAAAGGTAGATGATACTCTAGTTGCAAATGCTGGAGATACTATCACTATTCCAACATTTGAGTACATCGGAGATGCTGAAGATGTGGCTGAGGGTGTAGAGTGTGGAACTACTATTCTAACCGCTACAACCACAACAGCGAAGGTTAAGAAGGTTATGAAGGCTATAGAGCTAACTGATGAAGCTATTCTATCGGGGTACGGTAACCCCGTAGGAGAGGGAACATCACAGCTTGGCAAGTCCATAGCATCTAAGGTTGATGCTGATGTAATTGAGTGTGCAAAGGGCGCACAGCTAAAATATACAGCTGGTGCGACTGCGATCATCGGTTACGCAAGCATCGTTAATGCTATCGACCTATTCGATGAGGAAGTAATTAGCGACAAAGTAATGTTCGTATCGCCTAAGCAGATTACACAGCTTAGACTTGATAAAGATTTCATTTCTGCTGACAAGTACAACAACGAGGTAATGATGCGTGGTGAAATCGGCATGATTGGAAGTGCTAGAATCGTACCTTCAAGAAAGATTAAGGCTGTTGGTGGTATATATAATTGCCCTATTCTGAAGGTTACTGAGGATAAGGAATCAGAGGACGAAGCACCAGCAGTTACAATCTTCATGAAGCGTGATGTGAACGTTGAAACTGAAAGAAGGTCACTAGCTAGAAAGACTGATATTTCAGCAGATGAGATTTACACGGTAGCAATCACTAATCAGTCAAAGGTAGTTGTTGCACAGTTCAAAGACAAGTAGAGGTTAAATCATGATAGTTTCTATTGACGAAATGACAAGACTATATCCAAACGTTAATACTGATAGTTTACAAATGAAACTCGATAGTATTGAGCAGTTGATTCGCAAATACACTAATAATAATTTCCAAAATAGGAACATCAGATTTATAGCATCTAGCGAGGATTATACATTGAACGGTTCGTCACCTTTTATCAAAGAAGGTGACACCGTTCAAATTACTAATTCCGCAGTGAACGATGGATTGTACACCGTCAATACAATTAGTGATGGTAAAACAATCATTGATAAGTCTATTTTTAGTGTAAATCATAACGTTGTCACGAAGGTGGAATATCCCGCTTCAATTAAACAAGGTGTAATTAACTTAATGGCGTGGGAGATGAACAATCGTTCTAAGATTGGTATCAAGTCGGAAACATTATCCCGTCATTCGGTTACATATTTTGACCTCGACAAGGAGAATCAAATAATGGGTTATCCCGTATCGTTGCTTGGTTTCTTAAAACCATATATGAAAGCGAGGTTTTAAATGATTGGTGGGAATGTTGAATTAACCGTTTACAACAAGCTGAGTCACGATAAGAACGAAATAGGAGAGGTTGAACCATCCAATTCAGAGGGCGAAAAAATCATGGGTTTCCTTGATTACATTAGCGGTTCGGCTGATTTATCAAAGTTCCATGCAAAGGTTGAAGAATCAACACACGTGTTCATATGTGATTATGCTGATAATGCGTGGATGTTCAATACTGCGGTAACGAAATGTGGTGTAACTGGTTATGGGGATTTTCAAATACTACTAGTTGATGACCCTATGGGGTTACATCAACATATTGAAGTTTATTTGAAGTATATAGGAGATTTGCACAGTGTCATGTAAGTTTGAAGATTATTCATTCAAGGTTAAAGATGCCATGAAGGATACAGCGATATCGTTTCTTGAAGAAGCTGGGGGCGAACTTGAATCACAAGTTAAACGTAACAGTAGAGTTGATACAGGTCAGACTAAAGGTTCATGGCAACACGTGACCGATGAGAGTGGTCTTGAATGCTCGATTGGTTCTAATCTCGAAAACGCTATATGGGAAGAATTCGGAACGGGTATGTATGCGGTTAAGGGTAATGGCAGAAAATCCCCGTGGATGTATAAGGATTCTCACGGACAATGGCATAAAACGAGGGGTAAAAAACCTAGTAGAGCCTTTCATAAAGCTTATGTGAGCATGAAAAATAAGATTCAGAGGATGGCTGAAAAGGCTTTTGGAGATTTAAAATGACGGGTGATGCACTAGGATATATTAATCGGTGTATGGAAAAAATCCGAATATTATATCAACATCTCTATTGGAGTAAAGATTTAAACAACAACTTTTGGGTTGGCGAATATATCGAATCTGAAACAATGGATGAAGATGGTAAACTTCAGAGCGTATTTATTCTAACGGGAACTAGTACAACTTCAATGATTAGTTTAGAAACCGAAAAAGAAAAGATACGTTCATATTTTGGTAAATACGGTAAAACCGATATATTGCCGAATGGTTCGGGTATAGCGGTATCATACGCTAGTTCAGTTCCAATCAGAACTGATGAAGAAGGTATTTATAGATTACAAGTTAATCTTAATGTTACAGAATGGAGAGATGAATAATGAAGGAAGGTTACACAGGCACAACAGCGGATACACCTAAATCAATAATGTTTGGTGCTGGAACTATCCACAAGGGTTTAAAGTACGCTGGCGGTAAGTGGAATTTTG